TTAGTGGCTTCTCGCCAGATGATACCGGAGTCTCTTTGCACCGCCAGTTCGCTGGAAAGATTTCTGCTCGCCGCTCCGACGGTATCTTAGTCACAATATCGGTTCCCACCCGTCGCACCGGCGATCCCAGCCGTATCGGTGTCGATCTGGTGAGCGCCTTCCAGCGGTTGGAGGAATACCGAGTATGCGCGTGTACGCCGACAGTCCCTTGTACAGCCCACGTTCAAGAGCGGATGGCTGCCGCGAGAGGATAAACGGATGCCTCTTCCTGAATTTCAGGCGTATAACGACTTGAATGGCCGTGAATGTTTAGATATATTGCACAGTCGCTTTTTCGACCTTATCACTTCCATTCCGGAATTCCAGGAACGTTTCGCCCTCAAACGGGTCTGTCTCCGCCTCGAACTGACCATCGATATCTGGGGCTCCGGTAAGAAGATCCTGCACGACAAGTTCGAGCTCCAATCCACCGCACCGCCTCCCCCGGATTTCGTTCCTATTGAAGCGGCCCACACGCTCACTGCCGACGTGGACGCCCGCTCGAACCCTCCCGATTTGGTGAGAGAAGAGCATGGCCTTCCCATTCCCACAGCGATTCGAAACTCCTCCGGATTTTTAGCGGACGAGCCGGTCCCCTCCACGGTTCCTCCCAAGTATCCTCCGGCTCCTCCCCCCGATAAGTCCAAACTCCCAGCCAACCTTCCGAATCCGAACGCCCGCCAGTTGGGTAAACGCCGTTACGCCGCTTTCGTCGAGCAAGACTACGGCTCCTGGGTGACCGGCGACCGTTCCAAGAACGAACCCCCGATCGTCGGTGCCGAAAAGATCGCGCTGACCGGCGCGGGTTCCGATCACGCTCCGGTTCAGCCCGACTTCCGGGCGGCCGACTTCCGCGACTTACCGGAAGAGAAGGTCCGTTCCATCGTCGAGGATACCCTCTCCCGCGGGCAGAGGGTGGACGCGGACCTCTCCCGGCAGCAGCAACCTCTTCCCGATGAAGGAGGGACGGAATAATGGCGATTGAAGAGAAGCTGGACCGGGTGATCTCTCTTCTCGAACAACTGGTCAACCTGGAGGACTTGAAAGAGCGCCGTCTGGCCGAGCGTGTTGCCGAGAAGCTCAAGCCCCCGGCCGGACCTAACGACGTGCCTTCGGCCCGTGGGGGGCCTAACGGACGAGCCGCTGTCCCGAATGCAGCCTTGCGCCAGCCCGAAGCTGAACGTCCTCCGCTTCGCCGCCGTTCCACTCTCTCCGACCTCACTCTCGCCGATCCTATTGACCAGGAACGGGCTCGTGCCGCTTCCGTCCAGTTCGCGATCGACAACATGACCGTTCCCTGGTCGGAAGCGCATATGCGCGCGGTTCTTCAATACGAACAGATGTTGCGTGACGAGTATGGTGAGGAAGCGGTCTTGAACCTGCCGTGGAATAAATTGTCAAGGGGGCCGGATGCCACCCGATGATATCGGCTCCATTATCAGCGATATGAATAAGATCCTGGATAACTTGAAAGTACCCGCTTTGATGACCGTGAGCGAGTATCTCTTATCTATGGCGAAGCAACTGGAACGCGCGCAGAGGAATGACGATGTGGGCGAGTTCAAACGTCTGCTTCAGTCGGTTGAGAAGACTATCGCGGAGTTGTTGAAGTCCATCGATGGGGGAGAACCGGATGCCACACGCTGATCTCAGTCTCATTGTAAAAGACCTCCAGGAGTACGAACAGCAGCGCACTCAGATCGAAGTCTGCGGTATCTCCTCGGTCCAGCCCATCACCTGTATCGTTCTGAACGGCATCCCTCATTCCGGCGTGGCCACCCACGCCTGTACCAAGAGCCGCGATCACACGGGTCCAGAACTGTGCCAGTGCGCCTGCGGCTATAAGTGGCTGGGGAAGAAATAATGCCCAAAGGTTCACCTCCCGGCCGCCCTTTCAAGAAAGGAGACATCCCGGCCACCAAAGGCAAGCACCAAGTCCGTGGCTATTATCCGGGAACCCGTAAGCAGCGGGAGAAGGCCCCGCCCCCTCCACCTCCGACCGAGGGTCAGATCATGGACTCCATCGTCCAGAAGTTGAAGGTCGCCGACTCTCCTCTCGCTGTGGCTTTCTCTTCGCTGGATGGCGGCTGGCGCAACTATATCCGGTACGTGATCCAGGCGGCAAAAGAGGGCGACACTGAGATGCAGCGGTTCATGAACGCGCTCAATGGTCTTTCCGCACGCGAACGGTTGACGGTCTCTCCCGAAGATGTCTGTGATATGGCTGGTGTAAGTGTGGAGGATCTGATCGGGGCGGTCCTGCCGTTAATTTGGCGCTACTCCCGCTTGAGAAGTTCCATCGTTGCGGCCACTCACGATCCGGTCGTCCTCCGAACCACAGCGGCGTATGCGATGCGTCCGGATAATCAGCACGATCGCGAGATCTTCTTGAAGGCGACAGGAACATTGCCAATTCCGAAAGGCAGTGTGACGGCTATTTTTAATTCCGCTGGTTCTGGGCCTCCCCCTCCGACCCCGGCAGGAATCCTTCCCCCGGTATCTTCAGACATTTCAGATATGGAAGCTCTCGACGATAAATTTTCAGCTAGCAACCCCCTTGACACATCATCCAGTTCGGATGAGAATTGAAGCCGAGAGGCGAAGCGCCGCGTGCCGTCGTGGGACGTAGTGACGTGAAGCGCCGTGAGCCGCGCTGGCGTGTTGTGCCGTGACGTGAACCGCAGTGGGGTGAGACGAATTCGAGTCCTGACCTGCGATGTACAGCGAAAAAGTCACACAAGCCAAGATCGCGTTCGCGTTGAGGACCGGCTTCTTGAAAACGGAGCCGGTCTTCCACACCCGCAGCGAGTGTGATGCCGCAGTCTCCCACCTGAAGTCCAACTGGGACGAAGACTCACAGACCTGGAAGCGTGAGTTAACTCGCGAAGAGATCGCGTTTATAAAAAACGAAAGGTTTCTCTGTCGCGTCAGTTATAATTATTGGAAAACGCGGTACTGCTGGATCAAGTCCCGTGAAGATAAGCCCATCCGTTACACTCCATGGGTTAGTCAAACAATTCTGACAGACATATTTTCCGAGCACGAGATCGAAGGCATCGCGATCGAGTTACAGGCACTTAAGGCTCGACAGCTCGGAGTCTCCCGCGAAGTCTCTCTGGCGCAGCTCCATAGAGTTCAGTTCTTCAGTCACATCAACGCCATGATGGCTTCCTCTGCTCCAGCAAAGACGGCGAAACTCGGCGATATGTTAGCCTTCACGTTGGGTTATCAGCCGCACTGGTTACTGCCTCGTTTCGCTTTCGGCCCCCGTGAGCAAGCCCAGCACTTCGGCGGGGAGTGGTTCGAGCTAGAGACAGGCTCCTCACTCACACTCCAGTCCGGATCTCAAGTCACTGGTATCGCCCGCGGCACAACCCCTACCGTTATTCATATTAGCGAGCTTGCCGAGTTCGAGTACCAAGGTCTCGGCCCCGAAGAAGTCATCGACTCATCTTTATTCCGCGCAGTCCATCCCTCCGCTCGTGTCTTCATGGTTCTGGAATCCACCGCACTAGGCCAGTTCAATTGGTGGCACAAGAAGTGGCTCTCCTCCAAGTCCGGCTGGCCGACACGCCGCTCCCGCCTGCGTCCGGTCTTCCTTCCATGGTTTACCGGAAGTGCGCGTTTGGGCTATATATACCCAGAACAAGGATTTTTGGACCGCTCTCCCGTCCCCGCCAACTACTCTCCCGCACTCTGGGCTCTCGAACACGCCAAGCGAGCCGAAGATTACGTCAAGTCGAACGATACTCTGCGGGCGTACATGGGAAGCAACTGGACGATGCCTCGCGAACAAATCTGGTTCTACGAAGTCGAGCGCCAGCAAGCCGTTAACGAAAATCGCTTGAATAAATTTTTTCAAGAGATGCCAAGTAGTGATGACGAGGCTTTTCAAAGTACGAACGTCTCGGTCTTCTCCACTGAAACCATCACCGCGCACCGCGACCGCACCCGCGCTCCACTCGGCGTCTACGGCTTGATCGGCCCGGATATGTCCCCCCGCACGGTCCTCTTCTCCCGCGCTCACATCGATCCCAACTCTAAACCGATTGTGATCGATTATCCGTGGGGCGCTCACCCGCACCAATACGAACTGGTCCCTCTACGCTGGGACGGTTACGCGACCGATGACGGTTTAGACAAACTCTACATTTGGGAGATGCCCGAAGACGGCCAGATCTACGGCCTCGGTGTGGACACCGCCGACGGTATAGGTAAGGACCGCTCAACCATAGAGGTATTAAGAAAAGGCTCTCCTCTTCAACGGGCGGGTCAGTGTGCGGAGTTCGCCTCGGATAAGATCAACGCTTTGGACTTGACCCCATACATGATGGCTTTGGGAGCTCTCTTCAGTGTCAAAGACACGGATGGGAATCGTCGTCAGTGCCGTGCGGCGATTGAATGCCGGGGCAAGGGTGATCTCTCCCAATTGGGCATGAGAATCGATGGCTGGAGAAATTTTCACCCTTGGCAACGTATTGATTCTAAAACCATTTCTCCCGACAAAGTAAGCAAGTTAGGGGTATTTACAAACGAATGGTTTCGTCAATCGATTCAAGAATATCTGGTGAAATTCCTTCGCGATGAAGAGGTTGAAATTCTCTCGCCGTTCCTTGTGAGTGAAATGCAGTCCCTTGAGTCTCGTGAGGACGTGCAGAGCTTCCGCGCGACATACGGCGGCCACGATGACAGAGTGATGTCGCTCGGTTTTATCCTCATTTCGTTATATCAGTACGAGCCCAATCGTCCTGTTGCTGCACTGACACAGACGAAGCAATCGCGGGGGCAAGTTCGATTTGAACGCAAATACGCTTCCTGGCGACCCAACGATCAGGAGCGCCTGACTACTTTAGATGACGCCAGCGTATGAACGAAAAGGTCTTTCAATCCAGTCACTTGCAACGCGGCGTTTACGATCCGGCGACGGGGAACCTAGAGATCGAGTTCGTCAATGGTCAACGCTATACTTACGAGGGCGTGCCGCAAGAGAAATGGGAGGCCCTGACACGAGCGGTATCCCCCGGAAAGTTCTTGCATAACTGGATCAAAGGATCGCATAATTCTCGACCGATGGGCACCTCTGAGACCTGAAGCCGAGGCTCGATTTGGAGCGTGTCGCGACGGGTTGAAGCGGGGTGAGACGAATCCGAGTAGCGATGTGTAGCGTAGCGAGGCGTCGTGGTTTGATCTGGCCTGCGGTGAAGCCGAGTAGCGGAGGACTGAGGGGTGCCCGTCGTAGACTACCGCTGTTCCAGTTGCTTCAGAGATGACTCTCATTATTATCCGTTAGCCTCGTTTCCATACCCCGAGGTTATCCAGTGCCCATTTTGCGCTTCGCAGTCCGAACGCAACTACATGGCCGGTTCTCCATCAGTCGGTTTTTCTCCTATAGTCATACATATCCGAAAAGATACTGGTGAAGTCTCGATCCCAGGCCGAGTGGATGATCCGGTTGAAAAAGGCTACGAACGAGTCGAAATACGAGACTTTAGAGCCTATGAAAAATTCCGCCGTCACGTCGAGTCTGTTGAGAAAGAGAAGTCGCAGTTCTTCATGGAAGCGTCGAATGCTTTCTTTGATGATGTCCGGCGCGAACATCGCCAATCCCAACGTACTCGTATCGAACAAGCCATCCGTCAAGGAGGCTATGAAGCCACCTATATCGATGAAGACGGCAACGAAAAGAAGCGATGGGCCCCTATAACCCAACGTGCTCGGTTCCTCTTCGATCTCGCGTGTAAGTATACGGACCGTACTCGTGATGAGCGCCGTAAGAAGCTGGCATCTGGCTCCCCCAACTTCCACTCCCGCGCCCTCGAACACAGGTCCTCTGAGGCTAGTGTCGTTTCGGGTGAAGCCAAACGCGCCTCCCTCTTCTTCCGCAAGGGCAAGCCGTGAGATCCGACACCGGTAATTTTTACTTGGCCCCACCGATACTCAACCAGGATGGCGAGACTCCCACTACTGACGAACTCCTCGGCTGGACAAAAGAGTTCCGTCAACAAGCGCAGTCATACCTAAGGCTGCAACCAGCGCACCCGTACATCCAAGATGGTCTCGACCTCATCAACGGAGACTTCGCTAAATCGACCGTCTCGACTCTCTCCAACGCCCGCACCGACTTGACCGTACGTAACGAAAAAGAACTGATCGCCGCTCAGACCAACCTCCGCATCATCCCGGCCATCACCACCTCCATCGAAGCCTTCAAAGAGCAAGGCGTTTTATTAGATAAAAGTTGGATGTGGTGGCAGCAGAAAACCTTCGCCGATCGCGTGATCCGTCAAGCCTGGCAGAACGCCGTGGCTTTGGGCACCGGCTACTGTTCGATCGGCTACGACCCGGACTACTACTGTGCTGGTAAAGGCGAGATCGCCCTCCGTTCTCATGGCCCTCTCGATATCCTCCCGATCGGCCTCCCGCACGACCACAGTATCCAAAAGGCATATGCGGTCGCCATCAAAGTCCCCACGCCCTACCACCAAGTCATCGAAATGTTCCCGGACTTCCGCGATCAGATCCGCCCCACCACCGAGATGAAGGGCCGCGGCACCGTCATGGCCCAATCGGTCAAGTTCGCTTCGGCCGTCCTCAAACGTTTCGGTCCGACCGCGATTCAGGAACGCGAGCCGATGCCGTGGGCGATGACGGATTTATTTTACATTTATATCGACGACCGCACCGTCAACCGCACCGGCAAAACCATCGCCATGGGCGACCCCCACACCTCCTGGGAGTACTTCGTCCCTTCTGTCGGCGATCTGATCGAGACCGGCCGCGACGACGAAGGCAAGTCCGTTTACAAACAAGCGACTCCGGAAGACTGCCGCTTCTATCCGAACCGCCGCCGGATCATCTGCACCGATAATTTAATCCTCACTCCCGACCCGACTCTCCAGGTCAACCCGGCCTGGCACGGCAAGGTCCCCGTCGTTCAATTCCGCGCCGATGACTGGCCTTGGATGTTTCTCGGTTTCCCCCTCTCCAAAGCCGGAATGCTGCTGGAAAAAGCCAATACCGAGCTCCTGCGCGGCATCGTCGATATGATGAACGTGCGCCTCTCCCCACCGACCGGCTACGATCGTAACACCATGGCCCGCTCCCTAGCCGAAACCATCAATCTGCGCGTCCCCAACCAACGCCTCGGCCTCGATTACGGCCTGGGTGGCGACCAATTCAAACCCCTCCTCCCGGTCGAGTTCCTGAACGTCCCCTCCAACATCCCGGAATTGATCACTCAAAACGAAGCCCGTCAGACGCACTACATGGGAGTGGCCGACGCTTCGGCCCTGACCCGTGCCCGCCAGCTCCCGGCCGGAGATTCCACCGACCGCTTATTAGAAGCCCTCGGTCCTCTGGTTAAAGATATGTCCCGGAACATGGAGCTCTCGGTCACCGGGATTGGCGAGATGTGGGTTCCGCTCGTGTTTCAGTGGTGGAAGGCGGGGAAGCGTTTCCAGATCTTTGGTGAAGACGGACTCGTTGAAGAGGATATCGATTTCAACCCCGGTTCTCTGGTCCCTCAGGACGTTCTCTCTCTCCCCAAACACTCCTCCTACTTTGAACGCGCCCGGAAACATTGCGCTCATTTCCACTATGCGATCGAGCCGTACAGCCTGCACGAACTCAATTCGATGACACGGAAGATGGCCTTCCTCCAGCTTTCCCGCTCCGGCTTCCCGATTTCCTGGAAGACCCTAGCCCGAGTATGGGATGTCAAGAACTTCGACTTCGACCCCAAAGATACCGATCCGTCCAGCCCGAATTTCGGCAAGAGCCTCCAGGGAGAGTTCCCGATCTGGCTGGCCCAACAAGAGATTATGGCTCGAATCGCAATGGCCACGGGAGGCGGAGGCGGTAAAGGGAAAGGTCCTCAAGGACGTCCTCCTACGGGTCAGCAGCCGCCTTCTTTGGAGCAAAAAGGCGGGTTTGGTGGGCGCTCCACCATCCGCGAATCCAGGAGGTAGCTTATGCCCGAACAGGGTCCGATGAAATTCCGCAAGAAGCCAATCGTTATCGAAGCCATCCAACTCCGCTGGGATACCTGGGGTGCGGTCTGCGACTTCGTGCCGCGTCCCTGGTTCCTCTCCGGCGTTTATCTCGATCCAGATGGCAAGGAAACGACCGATACCAACGGCCGCTGCGGGCTGCGGATGAAGACCCTCGAATCCGAAGAGTTTATCGCCCAAGAAGGGGATTGGATTGTGAAGGGCATCGGTGGAGAATTTTATCCAGTCCGCGACAATATTTTCCGTGAAACCTACGATCCTGTCGAATGAGGAGGTGAGCGATGCCCGCCCAACGATTCACCAAAAAAGCGAACACGCCGAAACGTCGTCGGCAATGGCAGCACGTTTATGACTCTGCCCTCCGCCGCGGGGCTTCCGAAGGCTCCGCGATTGCTCAAGCCTCCGGAGTGATTAAAAGATCTCGCCGTCGAGGGGGGCGCTCCCGTGGCCGCCGATAACGGAACCGCCAACACCGGCAATACCGGCAGCGTCGCCAACACCACCTTGGTCGTCCACCACCCCGTCGCCGACCTGGACCGCCTCCTCGCCGAGATTCACCGTATCCAGTTCACGGGTTCGATCACCCTCAATTTCTCGCAAGGCTCCCCCTCTGGCACGGTTGAGGTGAAACAAAAGGTTCAGGCCAGCTTTTTCGAGATTTCCGGCTTCTTGAACGGGTAAGGCTGGTTTGATAAAATAAGAATCATTGAAAATTTCCCCTTGACATTCCCATCTCCTCAATCCTACCTTTTCCCATTGTACGAGTTGGGAACTTGAAGGATCGTTCTTAGAGAGAACATCGGCCCTTTAAGAACGGTATCCGCAGAAAGCCCATTCCTGTGAGTCGCGTGCTCACCGGGATGGGCTTTTTTATTTCCCATTTCGTAGCGATCCCCAGTACCGATAGCCCACCGGCTGTCGGGGAAAGGAGGCTCCCATGATCGGTCATTTTGAGTACGCCGAGCGCGGGCGTCGTCGAGGGCGTCGGCGCGGCCGGAAGCGGTAGGTTCCTGTCCGTGTCAGTTGTCCGGGACCGTTCTTCCCGGACTGTTGTGAGGGAGAGGGGCCCGGTTCCCACCCATCAGGTTCCAGTCTCCTCTCCTTCGTTCATTCTTCTTTATTCTTTTTCGCTGGAGTATTCGATGAGGCACACGGGGATGACTAAAAGCGGCTTGAAGCGGGGACGCGGTCGCTCGAAAATCCGCACGCCCATGTACACCCGAATCCGCGGTAGAGGACGTAAACGCTAACATGGCGGTCGAGACCCCATCCACGCCGGACCCTCAATCCGGAGCGTATGGTGGTGTGCGGCAAATGACCGGTGACGATGGTATGGCCGGTGCGTCTCCATCTCCAGTCCAAGCCGATCCGGCACAGATGCTCGCCGGAGTCACGTCTCAACTTCGACAAGCCGACCAAGCCGTTAGCGAGATTGCCCGTGCTTTTCCGCAGGCTGCTGCCGAGGCCAGACGCGCGCGTTCGGCACTACGTTCGCTGCTTCAGAAAGTTGTCAGCGAACCCGGAGGAGGCGCTCCTGCCGCGCCTGTAGGTGAGGTATGAAAGGTTTGAGTCGCGAGCGGCCCCATCGGTCAGGGCCGCCCTTGGAACACGATCTCACATCGCGACACGACAACTCACGGCGTTTCACGACAACGCGCGCCACGACACCGCACGACGATACGCTTCTCGGATTCGTCTCGCATCAACTCATCTCGCCACGACCCGGGTCGGCCCTCGTATTCAGTATCGGGATCGCGATCCACATTGTATCCCAACGCGCCGGTCTCAACAACCCTAAATCCGCTGGTTATCAACCAAGAACGGATGGAGGACTGAGGTTATGCCTGTAGACACCAAAAGAGTTCAAGAATTGATCGATGAGTTAGGTCTCGAAGGCGCGGACAAAGACTATTTCGCCCGCGTTCTCACCACCAATGAGAAGGCGGGCGTTGCTTTTACCGGGCAGAGAGAGAGGCACGATAGGTTTACGCAGAAGACTCAAGAACTCTCTCAGAAAGAGAAAGAGTTGGAACAACGTGCCAATCAGCGCGACTTGGAGTTAGCGCAACAGTTAAACGCGGCGGAGGATCGCATCCGCAAAATCATGGCCGACTATGAGACTTCCGAGATCTCTCGTACTAAAGCAGAGACACTTCTTCGCCGTGTCAAAGAGATTTACAATTTGAGTGACGAAGACATACCGAAGCTCTCCGAGCCTCCCAAGCCCAAAGACACTCCTCCTCTCGACATCGACAAGAAGTTCAGCGAGTTCAAGGACACACTCCTCAAGGAACTGGCTCCCAACTTCCGCGCCCTCCCTCGAATCAACGTCATTCAGGCAGAGATTTTTGAGAGGCACCGCGAGCTTACCGGCAAGCGTCTCACCCAGCGCGAAATGGAAGAACTGATGGCCGAATCCATGAAAGACAACGGTCCGACTCTCATGGAAGCTTGGCGCGAAAAATACAAGATCGCCGATATCGAGAAGAAGAAGGAACGCGAGGAGTGGTCCAAAGAGGACCGGCAGAAGTGGGAAGACGAACAGAAAGCCAAGAACAGCGAAGAAGCGATGCGGCAAGTCCGCTCCACTCCCGACGGCCGCACTCAACACCTCTCTCCGGTCTTCCGCGAATACAAACGGCACGAAGACGGCACCTTCGCTTCTCAGCAAGCTCCGGATAAGGACAAGAACCGTCCGGCCGACAGAGTACCGGCAGTGCAGAATGGACAGAAGTTGAGCGGAGCCGAACGAGCGGCGAAGAGCTTCATCGAAAGAAGACAGGCGGGAGTGCCTCTGGGGAAAGAGGCTGTTGGGAAAACCTAGCGCGAGGTATAGTGGGCGCGGAGGTTTGAGAGATTATGACGGAACGGGACAAATTGATCTGGGCAGCCGGGTTTTTTGATGGGGAAGGCTGTGTCTCAATTGTTCGCAACATCGACAAGCGGCGACCTAAAGATGGGCATGTTCTGGAATATGAGAGGTTCCAACTCGTCGCTGTGGTCGTTAATAAAGCGCGTGCTCCGCTGGATGTCTTTGTCGAGTTGTTCGGAGGCAGCCTGCGGACACAGAAAGCCACCAATGGCTCGACGTACTGGAAGTATAAGCTGCATGGGAAAAAAGCCGTGCCGATGTTGGAGCGCCTTCTCCCGTATATGCTCACGAAGCGCGAAGTCACCGAGCTCGGTCTCCGATTCGAGGAGTACTTGGAAGCGACGACTCCGAAGCCCACGGTGTACCGCGACGAAGAGTCATTGAGTGTGCTACGTGTGTTCCATGAGCAAGCACGAGTTATGAATATGCGGAACAAAGGCGGCATGAACTATGTGGAGGCGGAGTCTTCTATTTCAGATGTAAAATATCATCAAAAAGGAGGCTTATCGGGCATTAATCTAGTACATTAGATTTTGTCCGTAAGTAATTGATTCTGTGGCAGATCCTCTATTGGACGAGATCAACCTTTCGACCTTGCCGGAGATAAATGATAGTGCAATAGAAGACGAGTTCTTTCTGGGCAGTGTCTTCCAGGCCCACCTCCGTTCCAAATGCCTCGTTCCCTTCACCGGAGGCGCGTTCACCCGCAACCTCCAGCTCTACGCTCCATTGAACGGCGGTGCGTACCCGAAAGGCATTGGCGGCTTCAACCTCACCAAACCCCAGACTCTCTCCGGAACCGTGTTCGATCCGCGCTACTACTGCGTGATGATCATCGAATACCTGGAGGACATCGATGTCTTGAACACCGGAGATCTATCGGTCTTCTCTCTATTGGAAACGGATGTGGCCAACGGTTATCAAACGATCTCCGCCATCATGGCCCTGGAAGTCCAGCAGAACGGGGTCCTCGGAGCGCGTGCGGGTGTCAACATCAACGGCTGGGTGGAGGCGCTCAATGACGGGGTTCTCCCCTCCTACGATGGCAACGTCTACACCAACTACGGGACGGCTGCGCGTAATGGCGCTGTCAAACGCGCTCTCAATGGCAATGTCTACTGGGGCGGCAAGACCGACGGCACTCCCGGCTCGATCCAGTATCCGCAGTTGAACGCGATGTACAATCTGGCGAAACGCGGGCGCGACGAACCCGACCTGATCTGCGGCAACAAGCCCATCATCAGCTTTGTCGAGAACCGTATCCAGCCACTCCAGCGTTTCGGCCAGGACGCGGCGAGTGTTCGCGATCCCTACTTCGGGGCCACCGGCTTCCGCTTCAAGAACGCGGTGGTGATGATCGACGATTATTTCCCGTCGAGTTTTGGACCGCCGTTCTCCGATAGCTCGAACTTCGGGTTAGGCTCGAACCTCACGGCGGCCTTCACGAACCCGTTAGCGGCGACCGGAACTCCGGCCAACAACTTCCCGAACTCGACTCAGGCGGCCAATCTCACTCCCGGAGAGGTTTTGAATATGTTCAACACCTCGCGGATTCGCTTCCGGGTGTCCAATTCCCGTGAGTTTGGCTTCAACCCGACCGACTTTATCCGCTCGCCCGATGACACGCGCGTCGCGAGTCAGTTGAAGGCGGCGGTCAATATTGAGTTCACAGCCCCCTGGAGCTCGGTCCAGGGCTACGGATGGAATTCGTAGTATTGAGGTCTTTACAGTGTAAAGTTCAAATCGAAGACAAACGATAACTCCGAAACGGATCGGGTGTCTTGCTGAAGTGGAGGTGTTCTCGTGCCTATCTCTGATCCTGGCGACCTCAAGGTCACCAGTAAGTTCTACAACGATATCGATGACCCCTCTCCAGGGGCCAGTCTCTCAACCGCGGACGTTTCCGGATCGATCATCCAGCCCTATGGCGGCCAGGTCGGCAAGCCTCTCACTCTAACCGGCCCCATGGCGGCCCAACACTCGAACCCTGCCGTCGGTACACTGTACGAGGGCCGCTACCAGTATGTCCGGACCAAAGCCGGATCTACGGTCGCTCCCGTCCGCGGCGGACTCTGCTTCTGGGACGACTACGAGAATATAGTCGTTACTCCTGACGCGACACAAGGCAATATTGGCAACTTTGCCGGAGTCTACCTGCGTGCCAATACCAAAGGGCGCTGGTGCCTGATCCAGACCTCCGGGAAAGCCACCGTCAATTTCATCGCCGCCGGGACCACCAAAGACGGCTCGGTGGCGGGTGATCTGGTCGTCGTGGATCTGACCCCAACCAATTTTGCCGACGTGCTGGCGGATGCGACCAATCTCACCTCGCCACGGGCGAAGGCGATCATCGGGATTGCGATCGAGGCTCCAGATGCCGGTGGCCTCTTTCTGACCCATCTGTTCCCGCTGCGTCAAGTCTTCGGCGGAGGAGCGTTCTAGTATGGCGGGCACTTTACCTGATTACCCAACGGTTCCGGGGAACAAGCGCGTTTCGGTCACGACCATTCTTGGCCCGGCGCATTACGCGACGATCGGTATTGCCACGCCGCCCACCGGAGGTCAGTTGATTCACGCGCGGGATCTCGGCTTGATCGATATCGACTGGGCGTTCGGCTCCATGTCCAACAACGGGCAGTATGAGGCGATCGTCTGCTATCCGAACAATCCCGTTGGTCCGGTCGAGTCGATCCGGCTGATGTGGAGACTGGCGGCCACCGGAGCGCAGCTCGCGAATGAATCGACGGCAGCCGCAGCCCTGACGGTTCGTATTGTAGCTAGCGGTAACTAAAAGAGGTGTCGAGATTTGTTTCAGGACTACTGGCAAGATCTCTGTGCAAGTATACCGAGGCTTCCGCCCTCGCACGCGCAGATCCTTGTCAACCGGGCGTGGGCGGATATCCGGGACTTCCGGCTGTGGTCGTGGCTGGTCCCAATCGGCTATATCACGACCCCGGCCGCCATCACCGTTGGTGTCGCTAATGTCACGTTAGGTTCGGTATCGGTCGTGGTGGATGCGGCTGCGGCTGCGGCTTTGAACTCCGTCGTCGCGGCCAACCCACCCCTCTTCAGCACTCAGGTCGGTGTCGGCCGCCAGTTCCGTCTCGCATCGCAGACTTCCGGCACACCAGGCCCGTTATACAACCTGGTCAACTACAACAACGGCACGCAGACGCTCACTCTGGATCGTGTCTACGCCGAAGCCAACGCGATCAATCAACGATTCACCGTTTATAAAGCCTATTATCAGGCTCCTCCTTCTGACGGGTCCTCCGCTCCGGACTTCTTGCGCTACTTCACCGTGACCAACCCGGCGGGGGGCTATACCATCCGTGGCCGGAAGCTCTACTACACCCAATCGCAATTGAACCGAACCGACCCGCAACGCGGGGCTACCGGGGATACGTACATCCTTGCTTCCTATCTGGATGACCCGGCTTCCGGCAACGTCGTCCACGAATGGTATCCGCACCCAGTCCATTTGCGCGTCTATACCTGTATCTACCAGAAACGCGGTCTGCCCTTATCGAACACCATTGATGTTCCGAAGACCTTCCCGGCGGACCTGTTGATGGAACGCGCGTATATGTACGGGACAAAGTGGGCCCTCCGAAACGTGGCGACCTTCCCGGAATTGCAGCAGACCAACTGGGTGGCGGCTTATCAGATCCACAAGCAGGATTTCAAGGAGAGACTGATCCAAGTGATCAAACAAGACGATGAGACCTCACCGTTGGTCGCGTTTCAACAGGGCGGGATCTTCGACATGCCCCTCGGCGGTCAGTTCTTACAGTCGCATGATATTTCGCGTCTTGTCGGAGGATTGGATTAAATGGCGTCCCGGGTGTATCCTTATTTGCAATCCACAAGAAGTCGTGGATTCACTCTCACTCCACAACAACGGGCGGTTGGACAGGTTCCGTGGGTGCAATCGCCCTTCTTTTTCTCCCAATATCCAAGGAGGTTCTCTATGCCTAAAAAGCAGGGCTCAATTCGCAGCCCGATGACGAAGGATATCCAGGCGAATCCGTCTCACCGAACGCCTTCGACTGAAGGGACCACAGAGGTCATGAGAGGGACAGCCCCTAAACCGGCTCCAATCTCTTCACCGAATCGATCCGAGGCAACGGTGGATACGGGACGTAAATCTTATAATGACCAAAAGCGTGATTGAGGGGTGATCTCTGGCAGTCTACAGTCAGACTACTTTAGCGAGCGCGGCCCAGCAACTCGGCGTAAGGCTGAACGACCCGGACCACATTTACTGGCCCCTCGCTGAAGTCTACTCCCGCATTCTTGAAGCCCTCCGTATTTTCAATTCCCTGACAGGCTACTATCGTGAGAGGGTGACCTTCCCCACTATTGCGACTCAACCCTTCTATGACCTCCGCACCCTCTTCCCGTCCGAATACGCCTTCTCGATCACCGACAACCAACTCCTCTCTGACATCCAACGCCACTTGATCGAACCGGTGACGAACCCTTGGACCGGCACCTCTCAGTTCTCTATCGCGGATATCTCTGAGGCGCTTCAAACCGTCCGTGATGAGTTCCAGTTGGCTACGGGTATCCATACGACCCGCCTCGCTCCAATAGCTGTCGGAGCGTTATCATCCCGTATTCCTTTAAACCAGTCTGTTATCGATGTGCGCCGGTCGGCTTGGAAAGATACTGCCTCCGGTATCGTCTATCCATTGGTCCGAACTGACGAATACGCTGCCAACGCTTATTCTCAGAACTGGGCTCAGACGTTCGACCTTCCGTTCGCGTACTCGATCGCCGCTTCACCACCCATCACTTTGCAATTGATACCGCCGAACCTGCTTGCGGGATCGCTCGACCTCTGTGTGAACCCGTCGGGTCCGGCTCTCATTTGTAACCCGATCTCCCCAGCCCTCGTCGGCATCCCCGATGATTTGGTCTGGGGGGTCACCTGGGGAGCGTTAGCCTGCCTCCTGGCCCATGACTCACCTTCCAAAGACGCCATGCGGTCCCAGATTGCCGAGGAGCTGCACGACCTAGCCATCGTTGCTGCGCGCTCCCCGGTGTCCTCTTTACTCATGAGTATCGCCGGAGCTCCGCTCGGGATCGAGAGTTTAGAGGACACCGATCGTTATCGTCCCAATTGGCCACAAACCTTGGACCGGCCGGAGATTGCCGCTTATGTATCGCCGAATCTATTCGCGCTCGTCCCTGTCCCGAACGCCATTTATACCGTGACTGTGGATCTGGTCCGCAGCTTCCCGGTCCCTGATCCGCTCAACCCCAACACCACCTATCTTCAAGTTGGAGCGGAATTGATCGATCCGATCCTCGATATGGCTCAATATCTGGCCTCGTTCAAAGAAGGCACCTCCGAAATCCAAGCCGCCCTTCCCGGCCGTCAACGGTTCATCGAACGCTGTGGGTTGATGAACCAACGGCTCCGGGCCAACGCCACCTATAACCGATTGTTGGATCAACCGGCCGCGCGGCAGTCCTTCACACTACCTCGGATCATGCCGGATACGAAAGCACCGGAGGTGGTTGGTGCCTGAAGTCCTTCGTAAACCTCAAAAGCTCGCCTCTAGAGGTATCGGTCTGCGCTATCCTCCGGATCTCACTCCCGAAGGTCTCTATCCGGCTCTGACCAATATGGTGTCGCGGACGAACGGCACCATCGAACCCCGCCGCGAGGTCACGCTTCTCAACCCATATCCTGATCCTGTCCATTCCATGCGTCGATTAAACGATCCGGCGATTCCTCAGTCCGTATTGATCGCCGGTTCGGGTCAGAAGCTTTTCCGTGACGCGGTGGAATGCGACCCGGGCTTTTCCGGCTTGCCTCTCGCTATGGTCCCGCTACGTCCGGCCCAATCGCCGTCGCCGTGGATGTATGTCATGGATGGAAAACAGTCCAGGAAGATCCGTGCCTCCGGACTTCCGGCCTGCTATGAAGTGGGAATTGCCCCTCCCGTTCAGCCACCAGTCGCGAGACGGGTTCCGCCGAACTTCTACCCATTAACGACCGCCGATCCTGTTGGTCCATTCACCAACGCCAGTCCTCCACCATGGCATTCGCGCGGGACGGCGAGCGCCAACGCCAGTTTTAGCCGGATCAACACCACTATCAGCGCCATTATCTATGATGCTTTTACCTCCGGCTGGTGTTCGATCATTCCGGCCACATTTGACACGAACATCCAAGTCGGCGCTCTGGCCATCCTAAGTACGGACACAACGAATCCGATCTTGATCCGGGAAGTTCACCCGGCCGTCACCGCCACGACCATCTCCAAGATCCTCTACGATACGGGTGCGAGTGGACCCTGCTCGATTGTTCCGGCCAACGGGGAGCTCCTCGAAGCCAATTCGGTTGTTCAGATTGGTGCGGAACTTGTCCGAATTCGATCCGTCACGGTCGGTCCAGATGGCCAGAAATCCTTCAGAACGGTGACCGCGAACCCGCATGTGGATGGAGAGGCGATAACCGGTGTGGACTCGTTTCGGACCTCGACGGTTCTGCCGCACATCGCTACGGAAACGATCAAGGCCAACGCCTACATTTTTAATGTGGCCTCGGCCGCACCCCCGAATATCGGCTGGCTCTATCTCAACTTCGATGGCAGCTTCGGAGCGGATGGCTCCCCGATCGATTTATCCGCCCTCGGTGGCCGGACCGTCTCTCCGGAAGACTTCATCCATATCTCCTTGGCGCTATCGGGAACGTTCACCAGACTCCGGGTCTACTTGAATATCGACGCGACGTTCCCTTCCGGAACCACCGTCACCAACGCGCTGGTGAAAGAGTTCGACCCGGCCACGGTCCAGCTCCCGTGGACGGAACTCCTCTTTAAAATCTCCGATATGGAACGGATTGGCACCGGAGCCATGCGTTCGTTGCAGACGGTAACGGGGCTGATCGTGGAGGTCTCGGCATCCTCCCCATCCGCGGTGAGTATGAGTTCCTGGTGGATCGGCGGCACCTACGCACCCTCTTCTTTTGGTGCGCTCGGCTACACCTATTATTACCGCTACCGATCTTCCCTCACCGGAGCGTACTCCAATCCCTCTCCACCGACACGCACTCCTCTCGGTCTTCTCCGGGAGGCGGCAAACCTGGTTCCGATCGCCTCATTGGACGATCAGGTAGACACGATCGATCTCTTCCGCTTCAAGAACCTCTCTTCAGGTGAAAATGCCCTCCCGCGCCGTGTCGTCTCCATCCCCAACTCCGCTGCCGCTCTGGGAGGCAATGATCTCATCTCCGATGCCGCTGCGGAAGTAAACGAGACCCTCGATTTCGAGCATTTCCAACCCTTCCCGGTATCCGACCTCCCGCACTCCGGAACCTGCGAAGTCTCCGGCGTTCTGGTCCACCGTTTATCGGGTGACCCCTTCAACATCCACTGGCAGGCCGGATCTCAGGTTTTGATCAACGGTGTGGCCTATACCCTCTTCGCTCCTCCGATCGATACCGATACGTTGGAGCTGACCGAAAGCGCCGGAGCCTTCAACTCCACGTCCTTCTCCGTTCCAGAAGCGACTTTGGGCGGTCAATCGATGCCCTGTTTGTGGGGTCCAGACCCTCTCACTGGCGTTGTCTTTGCGTGCGGCCACCCTCTCATGGGAGGGACTTTATCCTGGACCCGCCCCTACGATCCGGACGGCGCGTCCGACGCGGACACGCTGGAGATCACCTCCCCGTCCGAACCCTTAATGAACGGCTTCATGTATGACGGCCGCTCCTACGTCTATACCACCGAGCGCCTCTTCCTCCTTTACGCCCAACGGATCACCGATCCCAACGGCAATCCGCGCCTCCAGTACGCCGCTCAAGAAGTCCCCAATCACAAAGGACTCTCCTGCCGGTACGCCTCCGCGGTCGGCGATCTGTTCTGGGCTGTCAACAAAGACGGTGTGTACCAGCAATCGGAAGCCATCACGACGGAGGGTCTCCACCCTCTCTTTCCGCATCAAGGTGAAGTCGGTGTGGAGACCAACGGATATAAGCCGATCGACTTTACGAAACCGAACGAAATCCGGCTGTTCTTCACTAAAGGGGCGCTTTACCTCCTTTACAAAGATACGGATAACGTCCGGCAGATGATGGTCTACGATCGCAAGTTATCCCAGCCGGGCTGGTTCCCGCGCACCTTCCAAGTGATCCCCTTATGCGTGTACGAAGAAGAAGGTCAAGTTCCTCCGTTACCGACCTCTCCTCCGCGCACTCTGCTGGGTGCCGGTGGTCCGATCGTTCCCGACACTCCCATCGCCTTTGACTTCATCACCCGCGCCGAAGACATGGCCGATCCGCGTCTTCAGAAACTCTTCTTGGACCATATGATCGATCTGGACCCCAAACAGGGAATCACCATCACCCCTCATATTTTATTTAATAACTTAACGGTGGATCTTCCGTTCGCTCCAGCAGTCATCGCTGGTCTGCGCCAACAAATCCCGATCTCGCAGCTTCCCGGAACCGACCTCTCTCTTTACCGCAACGCCGCCCTCAAACTAATCTCCCAGTACGACCCGAACACCCACACGCCACCGGTCTTCTATGAATACGAGCCGAACGCCGTCCTGCAACCATACCTCGCACGCGTTATGTCCAGTCCCAACTTCATCACCCTCGGCTTCACGACCTATGGCCACCTCCGCGACAGCTATTGGTGCTGGATCTCCACCTCCCCGATTACCGTGGTGATCAAAGCCAAAGACCTCGACAACGAATATACCTACACCTTCCCCATCCCTTCCTCCTCGGGGAAGGTCCGGAAGCAATATTTCCCGTTAAAGGCCCTCAAGGGCTTGGTGTTTTACTTTTCAGCCGATGCGGCCTCTCCCTTCGCTCTATTTACTGAAGAAACGATTGTCCGGGCGAAGGAGTGGGGATCGAACGCGGCGTTCATATCGGCGAAACCGTTTCAAGGGCAATCGCGTTGAAGGACAGGATGAAGGATTGAATGCGTATTGAAGTGTTTCAACTGCCCCCAGGATACCCATGCCTTCGATCACGACCCCTGGTGGAGACAACTCCTCTGCCGGTCGTGTATCGAGAAGATCATTCTGGAGTGGCAGGAGCGGAAGTCCATTATCGAGAACGAGAAGAACGCTCTAGCCGAGAACTTACTCCTCACCGACATGGAGCACACCGTCGAAGTCTTCTCCATTCATATGGCCGAAGAAGATCACGGCCAAGATACCTGGAACCGTCTCGACGCGCTGGTCCAGTCCCAGTACGTGTGGCTGGCCCGTTATCTGTTGGACTTCCTGAAGACATCACCATTCCGGTTGACCAGGAAGTAGAGGAGACCCATGCGCCATCTGACCATTGATATCACCGATCAAATGGAACTCGACCTGGCCGATGCCGGTTTAACGATCGGACAGGTGTTGATCTCGATCCAACATCAAGTCGCGGAACTGGCGGATCGGAAGCGGGCGGAGAAGCTGGCGCAGCAGATCCTGAAACTCCCACCCGCCGAACGGCAGGAGATCCAGACACTCATTCAACGGAACGGGAATACCAGCAAGAAAGAAGAACACGTCAGTTAGGGGGACATCATGGCGATTGCGGGTCCAGGTTATGTCGGCCGTTATGTAAAGGGCGACCTCATCGAATGGAAATTCACCATTCTTGTTGCGGATGTGCCATCCACGCTCGGCACCCCTGCGATCCGTGTCTATGAAGAAGGCAACGCGACGGAGTTCATCGGAGCCTCGGATGTGTTCACGGTAGATTACGACGGTAAGACCGGCTTATGCCGAGTCCAGTTGGACACTTCCGACAGTGGCTACAACGCAGGTAAAGCCTACGACGTGTTTATCTCATCGGGTGCAGTCGGCTTGACAAGTTTCGTTGGTGCGTGCGTCGGCCACTTCGCTCTTCTGCCCGAACCAGCGGACTTACGTGCAGTCAATGGTGGCTCGACCGGCGCGACGGCGGGTAAAATGGAGCTGAAGCAACTGAAATTGGCTGGTGTAGGTGTAACTGATGCTGATGTACCTCTTGTAATCACAGCGGACAACGATGCAATTCGAGTAACACCCGGTGGCAATAAGGTTGCATTAAACGTGACTCTGGGTAACGGTGGTGTCGGGCTGCAGATGTACGGAGGTACAAGTTCCTATGGAGCAGACATCGAGGTCGGCGCTAACGTCGCTTTCTTATCAACGAATAACGACTCCAGCGCAGCGGCGGTGACGATAACGAACTTTACAACTGGCGCTTCATTGGACGTGATTCCGCCGGGCGGTGATGTGCTAAAGATTACCCCCTCTGGTACGGGTAAGGCGATCGACGCCCTTGGTCAGATCTACGTCAAAGCGCCAATAGGGGCATTTGATGCTGCGGTATGGCTAGACTCTACAGCCGCAGACGGAGCTGGTCTTAAATTGACGGGAGGTGTTGGACTTGATATACACGGTGATGGTGATAACGGTGCGGATGCCGTTGTTCTTACAGGTAATCGTAGGTCTATCGATGCAATCGGTAGAGTTACTATAGAAGGAGTAGGAACGGACGATAGTACAATCGAGCTATATCCGACGGGAACTGGAAAAGCTATCGATGCCCAAGGTCAGGTCCTGATAGCTCCCACGAACACGAACGACGACGCGATCAAGCTCGTCCCCAACGGCACCGGCCAGTCCATCAACGCCCCGGTCGAAGGGTTGATCGGTATCATCGAATCGCTCCGCCTCGCCAACGCCGTTCTTGGCGGCAAGATCACCGGAGGCGGAACCACGACGGAGACTTTCCGCGATGTCAACGATACCAAAGACCGGGTGATTGCCACCGTCGATGCGTTTGGCGACCGCTCGGCAATCACACTGGACCTTGCATGAAGACTTGCGCCATTTGTAACACTTCGTTCAACACACGCTGGTCATTCCAGGTCTACTGCTCGAAGGAGTGTCTCGCGGAATCTGGCCGTCGCAACGCGAAGAGGTGGCAACACGACAACTATGAACGAGCTATTGCGCGGATCAAGAAGTGGAGGGAGGCGAATCCTGAAAAGGTGAAGTCCTATGAAGCGAAATTGCCTATCGAGCGGCGACGTGAGATCAAACGCAACTATGCTCGTCGTCATCTAGCCGAGATCCATGAGAAATCACGTATCTGGCGTCACCTGAACCCGGAGAAGGCTCAAGCGCAGAGCAAACGGTACCGGACTCGGAGAAAGGAAGCTGGAGGCCGGTTTTCGGATGCAGAGTGGAACCTTTTGCTTTGGGTCTTCAAAGGTCGGTGTGCTTATTGCTGGCAGGTTCCGGACCGGTTGGAAACAGACCACATCATTCCGCTCTCTAAAGGAGGTACCAATGACATTGAAAACATCCTCCCTGTTTGCAAGCAATGTAATGCCCAAAAAGGGGTGCGCGTAATCCACCCACTCGACGAGGAACTCCTTATATGTCAATAATTTGTGGAGACGGATTCGACCACTACTTCAACGGCGGGGCTCCCGGAAGCCCCCTTGCTCAAAAATGGGATGTGGTCATCGGCAGCGGCATCCCCCAGATCGTGCCCAACGACGATGACGCCCAGACCGGCCGCTTCGGAACCAACGCCATGAAACTGCGAACCGATCCGGCGCGGTATGTCCAGCGGAACCTGCCGAATCTCGCGACCTTCGGGCTGGGCTTTGCCATCCGTCCCACCGTCATGACCATCTTCTCCTATCCGATTGTGGAGTTCCGTGATTCTAGCCTCCGCCAATTGACCCTGAACCTCCGCTCCGATCTGAGGCTGGAGATCCGCAATTATAACGGAGCCAATAATCCCGTCTCCACACTCGCGATTTCCGATACGTCACTCATTGGCAACACCTGGAACTACGTTCAAGTCAAGGTCACTTTCAACGCGACCACCGGGAGTGTCGAGGTGCGCTTCGGAGATGTCACCGTCATCAATGTCTCCCCCGTCGTCACCCGCAACACCGCGAGCGTCTTGAACGGCATCACCAACTTCATTTTTGGCTCCTCCACCGATGGCGGCTCTAGCGAAGCCTATTATATCGACGATGTGATCTGCTGGGACACGGCCGGTGGGATTCACGACGACTTTCTCGGCGACGTGCATATCCAAGCCCTCCTGCCCGACGCCGACGGTCCCGTGACCCAGTGGACTCCGCAAGGCGCGGGAGCCAATTATCAATGTGTGAACGAAAACCCTCCCGACGGCGATACGACCTATGTGGAGTCCTCCACTTCCGGCAATAAGGATCTCTATCACTTCCCGGATGTTTCTCCGCCCAACCCGTCTCAGGCCCGGATTGTGGCGGTGTTGCAGAATATCGACTGCCGGAAGACCGGAGGGGGAACAGAACCCATCCAGGCCACCTGCCGGTCCAACACCAGCGATTTCGACGCGCCGTCCAGTTTCGAGCCGGGTTCCGACTATCATATTTTCCAGTTCCAGAACTTCACAGTCTGGGAGACGGACCCAGATGCCGGTGTGGAGTGGGACATCGCCCGGTTGAACGACGCCAACGCGGCGACCCGGGCTTATTTTGGCCATAAATTACCGTAGGATAAACGATGACCGATCGTGTCAGTCAAAACGGCCGCGAAGATATTCTCCAGAGCACCACGGCCGACACGACTCAAGAGAGTCGCGAAGACGTGATTCAGAGTACGGATGCGTTGGTTACTCAAGATGGTATCGAGCTGGCCGAACAAAGCGGCAAGGTTCAAGTCACTCAGGATATTATCGAACTGGCCGAGGCCGTGTCGGTCAACCCGCCTATTCGAGTGACCGAGGAGGCTCTGGAGGTCGCTGATATCAGCCGGACTGCCATCGTGACTCAAGAGGCTTTGGAAATTGCCAATCGCAGCCTGAGATCCCGGGTGACTCAGGATATTCTCGAACTGGTCTGGGCCCATACCCAACCCGCGCTCGGCTCGATCTGGGTCATCCATTGACCATGTTAAGGAGGAGGACGATGTGTCCTACATCTCATCACGCTTTTTCACCGCACGCTTCTTCGGGGCGTTGTTCTTCGGCACTCCCGCCGAGCTGGTCCAGGTGACGGCGATGGGTAATCCTTTAGCCGTTCGTTCCTGGTATAGCGGGTTGTTGACCGATATTGTGAGTCCGATCGATCTGGCCACTCTGGTTAAAGACTTATACGCCGGTCTGCCCCAGCCGCTCCTGGTCGCCGATATCACGGCCTCGGAGCTGAAGATCCTGGCCCCGGCCGCCAATACGAAAAACGTGCTGGTCGGCGACGAGCAGTTGGGGATTGTGAACTTCGGCGACTCGATCGCTCCTGCGGCCACCCGCGAATGGGGGCCGTTCAATGTCTCCCGTATCCCACTCGCCAATATCTTCGTCATGTCGGCGGATGGGGTGACACCCGTAGCCTTGGGGATTCAAGCCTTCGTGGGTTAAAACATATGGTTGCCATTCTCCGTCCACCCACACTCCGCGGGACTCCAGACGAAGATCAGGAGAACGCCAACTATGCGGTGGAGATCCACAACGCTATTCTTCAGCTTGATCAGAAGCAGCAGCAACTCGACAAGACGCTAAAGTCAGTCCAGACGGCCATGGCACCCGCGACAGCAACAGCGGCTCCAGCTCCAGTCGCAGCTCCATCCGGGCATGTGGTTTCCAGTTTCAGTATTGTCGGGCCGCCGACCTCGGCGCTGATCTGGATCATCACGCATAATCTAGGAACCACGAATGTCCTGGTTCAGATCCGCCGGGTGTCCAACGGTCAACTAGTCACCCCGAACGTCCATGTAATCGACGCCAATGCCATCCGGGTCATCGTTCCAGGCGGATCGACGAATGCGTTTGTGGCGGTGATTCATGGCTGACATCTTCTTTGAGCGGCCTCAAGTCAACGGTGTGGATGTCGCCCTCACGTCGGATATCGCCGAGCTCCGCAATCTCGTGCTAGGACTCATGGAGCATACCGAAGAGACTTCGCCGGAGATCGGACTTCCCGGACCGAAAGGGGATAGCGGACCCCCAGGCCCGACGGGTCCTGCGGGCAGCAGCTCCACCACGGCAGGCCCTCCAGGCTGGGATGCCGACGATCCCGGCGAGCCTCTCATGATTCCAGGCCCGTGTGGCCCTACAGGTCCGCAAGGCCCCACCGGCCTCCCAGGCCCTCCCGGTCTAGACGCCGACCCTCCGGAGGAACCGCTCATGACGGGCTACATGCCAGTATCGCCCGGCGGCACCACAAAGTTCCTGCGCGCCGATCTGACTTGGGCCAGTCCTTCCGCGGGCTCCGGCGGCAGCATCCAATACGGAACACGTGCGAGCCTCCCGGCCGCCAACACCGTGTCCGCGGGGACGCTCTATCTGTGTACGGATTCACCCTATTCCTATCTGAGTGACGGATCGAACTGGCAAGCGTACATCTATGGCTACGCTGTCGTGGAGCCATCAGGTCTCACTAAAATCAACAGTGGTCCAACAACGACATTGAACACGACCTATGGGGGGTATCTCTTCTATTGCGCCTCGTCCGGGGACCAGGTCGTGAGCTATGTGATGGCTGTGACGCCATCCAACACGTTGAAGGTGACGCTCGGGTTCTTGGGCGCGAAACAGTGCGGTGTTGTCATCTACAACAGCAACAACAACAAGGTCTACTTCTTCCGCGTCATCGGCAACGGAGCCCCGTCCCCCACTACCGGGGGGTCCGTCTACAAGACCCTCTACACGAGCGACGGGGCCTCGGTCAGCAGCCCCAATGCCCAGCAGTCGGCCATCGGGTACTTAGGCTGGCCCTACGCCGCTTTCTACGTCAAGTTTGACGCGACCAATTTCTATGTCGGGACCACCCTTGGACCTGACGACTCTATTCCGGCGCTGGAGTATCAAATTTGTTCGGAAGCCCTAGCTACCAACATTGGGACCAATTACACCCACGTGGGTTTCGGCGTGAACAACAGCGGAGCCGACCAGTGGATCTGGGCGCAGCATTTGAAGATCGTGAGCACATGAGGAGGTATGGATGAAATGGGAATACGAATGTATCGTGACCTGCCTCAAGGCGTCGGAGGGAGGACCGGGTGGCATCTGGGCGACACTGAATAATAGCGAGAGCGGCTTCGAGCTGAGAGTGTTCTTCGAGAAGACCGACTGGAGTGTGGGTCAGAAGATCAAAGTCTACGTGCAGACGGAGACATAATTGCGGGGGTGATCTGAATGGCACGCATACCGAAGAGACTGGCGGGACCGGCGCTGGTGAGCAATGCCGCGGCAACGAAATACACTGTGCCTGCGCTCACAAAAACGGTGATCCGACATATTCACGTCTCGAATCCCACTGCTTCAGCGGTGACTTTCACTCTATCGATCGGCGCGGACGCAGCAGGGGTCCGATTATTTGATGCTTACTCGATAGCGGCAGGTGCAGTTCTCGATCACTATTGCTATTATATCCTGGATGTGGCTGAGATTATTCAGGCATTGGCAGGGACGACGAACGTGCTAACCTTAACGGTGGACGGTGATGAAATCGTTTTGGGTTGAGCGTGTTAGGTTATTTCTGAAGACGAGGTGCGACGTGTTACGCCCGTGATCCGAACCGATATGAGGTGAAGTCGAGCAGTGATGTGCGATGCAGCGATACGGGACGAAGCCGAGCAACTAACATAACCTAACACGTTCGATCCAGAGGTGAAAAGTGGCCGACTGGAAACATGACCCGACCATAAAATACGGGTATGACATCCTCAAGCAACTCGGAGGCGAACAAACCGATCTCGGCCGCCAAACTACCGCTCAAGGCGTCGGGATACTCGGGCCAGTATCCGACTACTTCCGCCGTTTGCTCGGAGGCGACACCAATGCTTTAATGCAAGCCATCGGTCCCGAAGCCGACATTATTGGCCAACAATTCAACGCCATCCGTCAGATGATTTCTCAGCAGCCTCGGGGTGGCGGCAAAACCTCCCAACTGGCCCAACTCCCCATCGAACAGTCGCGCGAACTCTCCGGTCTCGTCGGACAAGCTCGGCGCGGAGCTCCAGCGGGTTTAGAACAGATCGCTGGACTGCTCTCCCAACTCGGTGAACAGGAGACGGGACGTGGGTTTGCGGCTGGACCAGAGCTGGCTCAAATCGGCCTTTATGGACGGCAACAGGACTACGAACAATCGTGGGGACGGTTCTTCAAACAGCTCGCTGTCGGGGCGGTTGGAGGGGCGGGTGAAGGACTCGGCCTCGGCATCGCCAAACACTTCAAATTATTTTAGTTATGGGATTTTTAACCAACCTCGTCCGTGAAAAAGCCAAGAAGCAATTCGACGAAACGATCAGCGAAGGTGATAAGCTCCGATTTTTGATCGAGAACCATCCCGATCCAGAGATGAAGGGCAGATCCGCCGAAGCCCTCGTCAAACATTCCGGATTATCCGCCAAAGAAGGCCAGAATCTCCTCGCCCTCATGACCCACTTATCGAGTTCGATAGGACAAGGAGGCGAACAGCAGGTATCCGACACCGGAGGACCGCCGATGCTGTCGAAAGTGGCCGGTCCGGAAGCATCCACTACTGAGGAACTCCCTCCTGTCGCGCCTCCAGCCGGTCCATCTGGAGGTGGTTTCGTCCCGCTCCCTTCAACCACCTATGGCCAGGCCACACCCCGACCTATACCTGAAGGCGCTCGACCAACAGGCGATTGGCTCGCCGGAGAGTACGAGAGCGCCAACCCCGGCGGTGGACAGGTCCCTCTCCAACCTCGTGGCGATCCGGGATTGGAACGGATGGCCACCCCTACAGCCACTCCTCCACGCGAAAAAGGACCGGGATTCTTCGGGAGTCTTGGCCGGATTGGATTAGAGACTCTAGCCGGTGGTCTCTCTCAAGGGCTCACCGTTCGCGAACAACTCCAACGCGAAGCCGAGACTCGTCAGGCCGAAACCCGGAGGAAGGAACTCGAACAGCAGGCTGGACTACGGCGAGAGGAGATGGGCTATGAATCTCAACTCCGTACTCAAGAGGCTGTCAATCCTCAAGTCCGTCAAGCCAGAATCGACGATGCGGTCAACAGTTATGTCCGGCAGCGGCAGGCAGAAGAGAAGCTCAACGATATTCAAGCCGGTAAGTTGAAGGTCAAGTACAAAAATTACATCCAGGAAGAGATGGGTAAACTCCGACCTGGAGAATCCGATGATGATGCGTACCGCCGGGCCACCATGAAGATCAACGCCGAAACGGGTAAGGCGGCCTTCTACCCTCCGCCCACACCTCTCCGCGGCGACCGCTTTGCCGTCCCCGATGACCCAGCAAATCGACAAGGGGGGTGGCATTGGATGGAACGGGTGGGTGCGACAGCCGTCCCGGTTATCGATGAAACGACGGGCAGGCCATTGGCGGCTCCCATCCCAGCGTCCGAGAAACCACCGCTGGCCCCAGCGAATGTCCGGAGTGCGTTGTGGGTCCAGTCGCATCTGGCCGATCCCGATCCCCAAGTCCGTGCGGCAGCCAAACAATTGAACGATCGGGCCAACGCGGCGATTCAAGCTGCAGCGACTCAAGCCTTAGACCCGGAAACCTTACGCTTTTTAGCCGAACGTTCCTTGATTACCGGCAACGATCCCACTTTCGGCTTCGGTACAGCCGCGTCCAAGAACCGGACACAGTTTTTTATGGCTCAGGCCCAACTCGCTAGGGAGTCCGGCAACACCACAGCGGAGCTGATTGCCAATCAGAACATGGCGAAGGCAGCCCGGCAGGATCTCCCACGGATGCAGTTGCTCCTATCCCAAACCAGAGTGAACGAGGGAGCGGCCGAAGGGTATTTCAACCTTCTCACTAAAGAAGCGGGCCCTCGGATGGATGCGGAATCGTGGTCACTCGCTGTACCAGCGTTGGACTCTTGGATACGGACAGGAGTGGTGAAAGCAACAGGGAATCCCGCCGTCAACAACTATTTAACAGGTCTGACGGAAGCCCTAACCGAGTACGCCAAAGTTGTTGCTGGCCAGACTACAGGAGCAGCAGTAACCCAGGAGGCCAACCGGCAGGCACAGGGACTCATTGACCGCGGATTATCCACGGAAAGCGTCAACGATTGGGTAGAGCATATTGCCAAGCCCTTCATGAAGAAGCGGGAGACCGAATATCAGGAGGAGATCAACAATCTCCGGCAAATTAGCGGACAAGTGGGTGGCGTTGGACAGGGACGCGCTCCAGTTACGCCTGGTGGAGATGGGACCGCACCCAAGACGGCTGAAGAACTACTTAAAGCTCTGGGCCGGTAGGACCAATGGCACAAGATATCCAGACCATGTTGGATGATCCGAGATTCCACGGCCTCCCCGCGCCGGAACGCATCAAGTTTCTGAACACGGTTTATCCCGAGTTCAGATCACTACCGGACGCCGAGAAGCTGAAGTTTGTAACCTCGCCACGTTTATCTCCAAAGAAGCGGCCGATTGGGGCCACCGGCACATTCACTGAACCTACCCGGACCGAGGTGGCTCTACGCACCGCTTTAGGCCCGTTCGCCCGGCTTGGTGCCGGTGTCGTGGATGCGGCTAAAGCGACTGTCCATATGCCTCTGGATATTGCCCGTGCTGCTGGACAACCACCCCAAACAGAGCGTGAGAAACTCGCGGCTGCCTCGGCCGGTGGACTGGGACTCCTTGGCGAACGACTCATTGCTCGTCCGACCATGGAGTCCTACGAATCGGCTAAAAAAGCGACCTCCCCATGGCGAGCTGCCGTTGCGGGCACCGGAATGGTCCCGCTTGTGGGTCCCCCGGCGCGCCACATCGGAGAGCGGCTGCTGAGCGGTGATATCGCTGGAGCGATGGGCGAGGCTCTTGTCCTGTATCTCCTGCCAAAGACAGTAGGCGAAGCGAAGACGAGCTATCTCAAACCCCTCAAGTACCCGGAAACCGATACAGCCGTCACGAAATCGTCGATCGATGATCTCTCTTCGGTGATCCGTCCTGGAGTGAAGGCCGTCCCGCTCCAGCCCACGGCTCTTGCCGGTCAACCTCTGCTCAAACAAGTGGCTCAGGAAGCCAATTTCAATCCCCTCCTCAACCTCGCGATCAAGCGGGAGACGGTGCCACCCGGAGACGCGTTTGGCGATCTCTATCGTGGCGGAACCGAAGCCCAAACCCGGCTAGTATCCCAGAGACTCGGAGTGGAATACAATCCGGCCGATCCGACGCCGATCCCTTTAATGTTTGCCGATCGCGCGGTGGACATCGCCCAACGTCCGATGGATCGGATCGTCAACTATTTCGCGAATGAAGACGCCGCTGCGGTTCGTGACGCTATTGTCAAAGGATTGGAGGAGCGCGCTTCAGCCACTCCCGACAGCGCCTTGAAATCCAACTACGCCCACCTGATTCAAGAGGTATGGGCCAAATCACCCAACGTGGCCGGGATGAACGCCTTGAAAGTCTACGCGAACAAGGAGTCGGCCAGGCTGTATCGGATGTTTCCTGGAGCTCAGATCCAAGCCACGGCGACACCGATTCAAGCCTTCAAGGATCTCGGCGATCTGGTCCGATCCAACTTATACCCCTTTCTCCAACAAAAAGGGGCCGCCAATTTGTTCGAGTTCGGCCGTCAGGAAGCGGTGGCTATCGCTATGAGGGACGGGATTTACCAATCGTGGACCGAAGCTGCGATCCGGCAAGTCGCCGACGACCGGCAGGGTTATCTCGATTGGGTCACTTCCGGCCACAGCGATACCCTGCGGTTCGCTTTAACCGAGCGTTCAGCGGCGACGGTCGGCATGGCTGGACGCTTCTTCAAGGGAAAACCCAACCCATTAGGTGATTTCAACAAAGCCTTTCGCAACGGGATCGGATCGACGGGCGGGTTTGTCCCTCATCCCGCTCTCTCACGCCGTCCGAAGTTCTGGCCCGATCCACTCACGGGTCGTGGCGAACGCGGACAGCTTCCGATGGGACCGACACCACCGATAGAAGGAGGACCACCCACATACCAGGAACCGCTCTGGAGAGAACCCTCTGTGGGCGGGCCACGCGGGCCACAAGGACCTCCCGGCGAGGAGTATCGAGCGGATATCCGCCGCCGTCAGATCTGGCGCGAAGGGGCCGAGCCGAAGCCCAAAGGCCAACTCTCTCTAGAAAAGGGAATTCCGCCCAAGCTATTCGGGATCGAACAGACGCCGTTCCGCTGGCAACCCGCCCAGCGTGAAACCTACACCCTCAAAGATCTCAATGACATGGGACGCGAAATCATGGACTATCTGAGCAAAAACCAGCCCCGACCCAAAGTCCGCCAAGAACTCATGAGCGACCTGATCGCGATCCGGCGCGAGATCAACCGGCGTATGGCTGCCCGGAAGGCTGGTCCCAGTATGAACTTCTAACGTCTCCGGAGCACGTCTAGGATAGAGGTTCCAAATAGGTCCGCAATCCAGCCCGCGATAAATAGAAGAACCATGAGTAGAACCCAACCTACAAATAAAGCTGCTGCAATCGTTACGATCACTCGACTTCACCTCACTTCATCCATAACCCTATTTGCGGTGGCCGGACTCGATACCGGCTGGTGGCGCTTCCGCTGGCAATGATTCGGATTTCTTAATCGCCGTATCAAGGAGCCTCTCTTCGGCGAAACGCCAGTCTGGACCCTTTAACCCTGTCCGGTACTCCGGTTACCTGCTCCTAACGGTTTGCGCTCACTCTCCATTCGCTCCCCCTACTGCTAGAGGGACCTCGCTAGGTCTGTGTGTCCTGTCCACACCGCACCGCAAACTCGACTTCATCTCACCACATTCCGGCTCGCCGCAAAACTCGGCTTCGTTTCAGCTCGTCGCAAACCACTACACACCAAGACGATTCTCGAATTCGTCTCGCTTCGTGACAACTCGTAACACCGCAATGCGATTCTCGGATTCGTCTCGTTCCAGATCGTCTCGCCTCACGTCGCCACAAATCACCACTCGGCTTCGTCTCGTCTCGACTCGGCTCACATCGCCGCTCGGCTTCACACGGTCATGGCCGGTATCGTCGGCAACGGGATCTCCGGATCAGGCTTCTCCTCCGGCTGCAAGATTGAACCCAGGTCCGCAATGGTCGCCACATGCCGGACGGTATTTCCGCGGATCAGTAGCAAACCACCGCAATGAAAACAGTTCGCCCAGTTTCCCGTCGCTGCAATCGGGTTCAACTGGGTCTCCCGGACATCGTGATTGGCTCGAACATGGACCGGCGACGGCTTCCGGGTTTGAGGCTTCCCCTTCCGGAGAGAACCCGCTTGATTCGCGTGCCAGCGTTCATGTGCGGCCAACCCTCTTATATCTATTGGTTTAGCGCAGATCGAACACGGCACTCGACGCATTATTATTTTTGTTTTTGCCTTCATATCTATCCTCTCGCGGCCTCATCGACGTCTTTGGTTTCGAGGATCGCTTTGCCTTCCCTTTTGTACATCGCACAAGCTGGTGTCTCACACCACAGCTCGACGACAGGAACTTTTCCTTCACCGTGAGCAATCGCCATCTGACCCCAGCACGATGGGCACAGAAACGTAGGTTTGAGCCAGACTTTCACGGTTTCAGCACCTCGAAAAACGCCTGCTGCCAGTAGCCCTCGCCGGTCACGTAAGACTTCTCGATCACATCCGGTGGGACACCGTTTTCCAGGAGCAGTTCTCGCTTGATGGAACGGCGGCCTTTCACCCACGTCGATCGGAATCCGATACCGTTATTTTTCACTCCCTGAATCCCGTTCATCGTACAGACATTCGATAACCCGGCTTTGATCTCGTTCAGACGTTCGATCTTCGACTTGATCTCTCGATCCAGGGCGAACCCTTCGTCCAACAACGCTACGGCCTCTTTGGCGTCGCCAACGTTGAGTGTTCCAAACACTGGCTCGACTTCGGTTTGTTCTTTCATAAACGTTTCCTATTCGTATCGGGGCGACCCCCTCTGGTACTCGCCTTCGTCTCAGACCACCTCGCAACGCGGCACCTCGCGGCACGGCACGTCACCGCACAACTCGGCTTCATCCCTTCGACCATCTACTCATGATTTTTGACTCCGCTTCGACAGGTACACGAAGATATGACTCCGATGAGTCTCTGTCAAGCATAACATTCATCATGGTCGCGGCAGTCATGTCCCCGACAACCTCGGCCCACTCTTCTTCGACTTCAGACAGCAGTTCGTCGTGGATACTTACGAGCGGTTGCACCCAGACATTCCTCTTTCGGAGGTCTTCGTGGACTTCCTCCATCTCTCCCATCGTCAGCCGCATCCAATCCGCACCCGTACCCTGGACCGGCATGTTGGCGGCCTGTCTCAACCCTGCCGCTCGAATATGGGGTAGCGCCGACTGGACTTCAGGCACCTTCCTAACACGCCCGAATAGGGTCCACACGACACCGTACCGCCGCGCCCGATAGAACTGGTCCTCGATATAACCCTTGACTCCCGGATACCACTCATTGAACCAGCGTTCAATAAACCGTTCGCACCATGCCACGTCGATCTCCGGAGGGAGAGGGAGATTGGCCGTCGCGTAGGTTACACACATCATGTCGAACAGTCCTGGCCCGCCCAGACCATAGAACACCCCGAAATTCACATTGCGGCTCGGTGTCCGCTGCGTGATGTAATCTGGCGTCTGGGTATTGAACGCCAATTTGGCCGTCTCGTTGTGGGGGTCAATGCCGAGTTTGAAGATCCGGATCAGGTTCGCGTCCTGGCTGTAATGCGACCCGATTCGCATCTCCTCTTGACTGAAATCCGCCGAAACTAAACGGGTTCCCGGACTGGCAACAAACCCCTTGCGAAGTTCGCGTCCCAGTGCCGTACGGGAAGGGATGTTCTGGAGGTTGGGATTCTTCGTTGCCAACCGGCCGGTCTCTGTCCGCGTATCTAATACTTCCGCATGGACCCGATCGGTCGCTCCATAGTGTTTTAATCCGCACCAGCAGCTCCCCGCCGGATGGTGCCGCGCTAATTTGGGTAGCGCATCGCAATAGGTACTTTTAAGTTTCATTCTCTCGCGATAATCCAACACTTTCTGAATCACCGGATGCTCGCGCTTCAACCCTTCCAACTGCTTCTTCCCCGTCGATACCCGGCTGCCAGAAGGAGTCATCTTCAACGGCTTTCCCTGACCGACTTTCAGTACATCAAAAAGCAGGGTGGCCAGTTGATCCGACGATCCCACATTCATGGGTAGATAATCGTCATCGCCAATGAGATTGGAACGGCTGATGAACTCTTCTAACCGGTCCGGAGGGATCACCTCACAGATCTCTTCACGCAAGTAACGGGCTTCCCGTTCCAGGCGGATACCGAGATCGGCGAAGTAGCCTTTATCGATCGCAATACCATATTGCATCATCCGGCGGACCATCGGAACGGGTAACAAATCGAGCTTTCTCACGTTTTCGAGGTCGGGACGGTTGGTTACTTGGATATCACCATACAGGCTCATATCCGCCGGTTTGGCTCATACCCACCGATCTCCGGCCATAACTGACCTATCCAATACTTGAAGCCTTCAGAGTCGATCAGGCCCGCCCGCCACAACTGGAGGAGAACGAGTTTACGGTTTGTGTTCACCGCAAGCCATTGACGATATAACGGCTGGGCAATCGGAACGGATGGGATCGCCATCGCCGCCACGGCTCCTCCGCAACACTTGAAGAAATCTCTTCGGTTCATCTTTCGAAATCGGCCATCATTTCAACGGCTCGATCGGCAGCCGTCACTAGTTGATGAAGTAAGGGCAACAGCACTGAGGAAAGAGCGACGATGGAATTCAGAGGATCTTTCCCCTTGACCCGCGCCATCAAATCCCCGGCGATCGCCTGAGTCTCTTCCAACGCACCCGGTCTGGCGATACGGTGGCAAATCGCGCTGAGTGGTATCTGAACTTGTTGGGCAAGCTTCGCGATCTCATTGCGCCGGTCGATGGTGGCTTCCAGACCAGACTTGCCACTGGTTCTGGCCTGACTGGCTAGCTCCCTGACGGCTTCTTGAATCGCTCTCTCCTTATCGGTCATGATCCTCCTCACGAACCCCGAAATAGCCGAGCCGCTCCCGTTCTTCCTCAAGCGCGACCGCTAATTGCAGAGTCACATCCGCGTCTCTTACAGCGTATTCGACGGCCTCCTCTTCCGGCACCCAGCCAATCCCCTTCTCCGGGAGATCCAAATCCAACCCCCACTGCTGTTCAATCTCCTTTAACCGGCTCTCTATGTCGTAATCCGGACTCTTCATCCCAAATTTAAAAATGCGTTCCAAAGTCCTGTAGGCGATACTGGGTTTCTCGACCACCTTGACGGCTCCGCGGCGGGTTTCCTTCCACTCCAGATCCGGAGTCAAGGCCGCTTCCATCAGCAGCTCCGACAGTCTTTCCAACAGCTTTTCCCTGGAGGCGGCCCCCACGAGATCCGACCAATCTTGCATCCGGACACCGAACAGGCGGTAGCCGAGAACCTTGAGACTCTGAGGCAACCCCAGATGATATGACTCCTGAAGTGTGTCTCGATAACGTCCATGATATCGAACGCCGATGAGATCCATAACCGGCAGGTCGGCCGGAGCGTGATGGAAGACCAAAATAGCACCGCTGTCGAGCCTTGAATTGAGCAAATCCACCAAAACGGCCACTGCCTCCGTGTCGGACATTCGAACCAAGATTCCTGTTCCCGGCCGCAGCGACACTTGGATACTGAACGGCGCCCCGGCGTGACTTTCGGTATCTATGCCGATCAAGTCCATATCTTCCTGTTACGGATACGACTCACGGTGCTCTGATGGACACTGAACCGTCCGGCAATCTCTAGCTGCGTCCCGACGGCCCGTCGTATCGCTTCGACGACCTTCGGCCCGTGTACCCAGCTATAGCGATGCGGCTTAACGAGGACGCCGACCCTTTTCTTCTTAGCGGCATCCCGCATGTTATCCGCGTCCGATCCTGAAAACAGATGGGCCGGATTGCAGCAAGGCGGATTATCGCAGTGGTGGCAGATCAGGCGTGATGTGTCCATACCCGTGATAGAAGCGACAACCCGGTGGGCGTAGAAGGAAACCACATGCTTAGGCTCGATAGCCACGATAAACCGGCCGTAACCCGCAGCCGTTCTCGGACCCATCCATTCCCAGCAATCGTTTTTGTCTCCAGTGCGAATCGTCGAATGGAGACGGTGAAGTTGATCACCACTGAACTCCGGGATAGGTTTAATCATGTTTTATTTTCTCGGTATCGGCCCCGATCAGGTTCACTTCCGTCGTATCGCAACGGTCCACTCTCGCCTCGGCCGAACCTGAAACCGCACACATATCCGGCACATCCTCCCGAACGGCCTGGACGACCACTTCGTCTCTTCCAAATGATGAAGATCCTTCCCACAAATCGTCTTCCACTCATCCATTGTCACGGTATCGACAAGGTGGGTGGAGGAGGTCCGCCGCGAATAAACGGTATGGTTGAATTTCCAAGCAACGTAGTCCGCCATTTATTCTTCGGGCTCCGGTCCGAGATACGTCTTCCAACACTCCCCGTGCAGTCCGGTGATCAACCGCTCGCGCTCGTCTGTTGTGAGCTCCGGAAAGCATCTTTGGATCAACTCCCCCGCCTTCCAACGCCGATACGCCGCCTCGTCCAGATCGAACTGCTGGGTCTGTTTGCACACCGGACAGGGCTTGCTATAGATCCGTATCGTCGGCATCAGGGATTCTCCTCGAAGTACGTCCGCACCCCATCTTTATGGACCAATCGATAGTCCGTCTCGGGATATTGATCGACCGGCCACACCCACTCTCGCGTCTCCAGCCACGGTTGGAGCCGCTTCCAATCATCGAGCAACACGCTCATCCACCTCGTTTCGTGTAAACCTAACGCGGGATGATACATGGGAACAATAAATCCCTTCCAGCCAAACAAGCTCCCCTCGAAAGGACGGCCATGATCCGTCTCTAATCGGAGACCTGGAACGAGGGAACACGCCACTCCTCCTAACAGGAATACGATCTCCGGTTGAACCTTATCGAGTTCACCAGGGAGCCAATGGGCCGAACACCCGGCGATCTCTTTCTCGTTAGGAGTGCGGTTGCCCATCGCAAAACATTTTACTGTGTTGCTAACGAATACCTCCGTTCTAGAGAGCCCGGCGAGCGGGAGATAGGTTTCATTCCACTCCCGCCCGGATGGACCCACAAACGGAATCCCTTGTTTCATCTCCCACTGGCCCGGTCTTTCCCCGACGGCTCCGTATCTCGCCGGACATGGACCGTGACCCAGGACCGGCCTGAACCTCCTGGGACAGATGGGACAAGTCACGCCGGTAGTCCCTCACCAACGTACTCGAACATCCTCTCCCAATCCGCCCGTGGAATATGACAATGCCGGAGCGTCCCGGCCCACTCCGGTTCGATCCGTAACGGAACATAGGTCACCAGATCCGGACCTTTCCCGTAGTGGTCCCGCGACAGGTTGATGAACAGGTACAACTCACCAACACCACCACCTTTGCCGCGGCCGGACACAGCGATCTTGCGATAAACTCCAGAGAGCATCTGGCCTCCTATTTCGGGAGTAGATTTTCCGGGAAGTCGATCTTCCGTATCTTACTGTTCATCCACATCTTAGCTACCTCGAATGGTAGGCGGATGTTGAGATAGACCGCCCCTTTCAGGGTTGTGTTTACTCCATCTGCTGTTTTTGGATCGATCTCCCCGTTCAATTGAAGATTCAAAACTTCTTCGTAAACATCACGATGGTTCTGAACCGTCTTCAACGGCATGAATCGTTTCTTCTTATCATCGGCTTTGCTTTCGTCAGGCATACTCCTATCCTTTCTTTGAATTCGGTACTCGGCTTCGTCTCAGATCACAGCACTCCAGCGCAAATCGATACTCGAATTCGTCTCGTCTCGACACGCGGCAACGCTCAACGAATCACCCCGGCCCTCGGCTTCATCTCAACACGTTACGTTGTGTCACACCTCGGCTTCACGTCGTCTCGCTTCGTATCGCGACACCGCTCTGCGCCTCTTGTATTCATCCCAGCACACTTCAGCGCAACCGCACAGCACGTCTCGGATTCACATCGCCTCACTGCAAGACGCAACACAACACATCGCCTCTCGACTTCGCCTCAGCTCATGTCACCGCGCATCACGACAGATCGACTCTCGGCTTCGATTCACAACAAGCTCGACTCCGTTCATCGCGGATCGTCTCTCGGATTCATCGCAGCTCAACGCGCTTCACACCAACTCACGCCACCACGCGACAACTCTCGGATTCACATCGGCGCACACCAGCGCAACACGTATCTCGGATTCACCTCACCACGACACTCGTCGCTACGCTTCACAACACAACTCGAATTCGCCACAACTCACTTCGAAACAACGCACCACGCCGCGCGACACGTCTCGAATTCGTCTCACAACACTGCAACACACACCATCACGTCACACGTCGCAACTCGGATTCGTCTCGGTTCGTTTACGTATCAGGGCGTCCCCTATTCTCAATACTCGAATTCGTCTCGCGCCACACCAGCGCAACTCGCGTCGAAACGCGGCACCTCGCTACGTCTCTCGTCTTCGAGCTTTAGCTCGCTTCTTCAATGGTAGCGATATACTTTCCTCCGCCCGCTGATCTCTCCCCACCGTAGCCGTGCGTCCCTCCATAATTCATCAGCGTACTCAGATCCTTGATACTCACGGAGGTTCCCAGGATCTTCAATCTGAATTTGATCATGGCGGGCCGCACCACTTCAAAGGACTTCAACGCATTGATGGGTTCTCCTCTCGGTCCTCTGGCGTGGACTGGCTTGTCCAACACTTCGTCGGCCGCAGTAACCGGAGTCCCGTCTGGCCGCAGGATCGGAATATACTCGTTGGCCTCATCCAAATATGCCCCGTTCACTACCCTTGTTGCAAAGCTCCGTTCACCTTTTATTTTCCCTATAAATTGCGCTGAGATCACCCTCGCACAATCCTTCAAATGCGCCCGTATCGTATCTTCCCGCACCACCAGCACCTCGTTCTTTTTCTGAAACACTCTTAACGGAATGGCCGCTGTTGTTGGATTGGTCAGCGTATCGAGAACCTCCTCGGTGATCTCATCAATACTCTTTCCTCCTGCTGGCATCACGTCCGGAGCTCTACTGTCCAACCAGGGTCCGACCAGATTCCCATTGGCAGGCACAGACCCGCACAAGTCCCGGATGAAGTCCCACCTCACGTTATAAACGGTCCAGATCGAATCGTTTCTCTCTTTCGTTTTCGTTTCTTTCTCGGTAATACTCATTGTTGGTTCTCCTGTTTTTATTGGCGACGTTCCGTTCCGTCTATGATGTACCGGTATCTCCCCCGGTGTAGGGAGTCTAATTATATGCCCACAGTCGATATTGTCAAGTGTCCACTTCAACCTTGCCATCGTGTAGACGCACGACGATTTTCAAAAACTCGGAATTCTTCGTTTCGGCCATTATGGTTTTCGTATCCAATAAAAGACTCTTCCCGCTGCCATAGAGAAGATACAGCTTATCCAGATGTTCAATCAGGCTGTGAAACTCCGCGCGGACCTCCTGTTCAAAAGTCATACCGGCCTCCCATATAATTCCTTCACCACCTTCTCGGCCGTGACTCGGCTCTTCTTAATCCCGAGAGCTTGCATCCACTCCTCCACACTCGCCGAAACCATACTGACGGCGTTCGGGAAGAACTTCCCCACTTGCCATGCCCGGTGGTCGATACCTTCGATTTGACTGGCCATCCTCACCACGAGATTGGGCGGATCGGGGTGGATCAGCCGAACTGAAGTTGACTCTGGAGCTACCGGAGCATAGATGTCTCTCGGGCTCTTATGCGCCTCCCAGTCCTTCTCCCACCAGCGATAGAGATCCACAACACACTTCGCGGTCTCAGTTGGATTCGCTGTTCGACGGATCTTGACTCCGCACAATTCAACGGAGGTGCAAAAATTATCCACTCCCTCGTATAGAGTCAACCTCTTCCCGAACAGCCCAGACCTCCATCCACCATTCCCATGGCAAATCTCCAGTTCTCCGCCTGGCCCCGGCCTCCAGATGCCCTCCACAACGAGGTATGTCACGTCGTAGGTCTTCAACAGCCCGCGCAACTGGTGGCCTTGTAACCGACCCGTCTCCATTGATTGAATCAAGTCGGATATCGTTTTCCTCTCGACTCCAATAGAGAGCATCCCCTCCGGCCCGTTCCCAGCGAAAGCCAGGTCACCGAACTCCAGCCTCGACAACTGAACGATAACGCCGAAGGGATGGAAATAATTCTTCAATTCACGACTTCCGGCACGATCGTCTACAAGTATTTGCGGGTTCATCTCGACTCTCGGCTTCGTCTCGCTACAACTCGCGTCGGCACACTTCTCGGCTTCGTCTCGTCTCGAAACACTGCGACTCGTTGCGCTACGGGTCGTCTCTCGGATTCACCTCACGCCAGCACGAATCGACACATCTCACCACACTACTCGGATTCACCCCAACACGTCTCGTCACAACGCACCACAGCACAACACGGACCGACACTCGGATTCACCTCACAGCAAGTCGTAACACAACACGCCGCAACGGTTCTCGACTTCACCCCACCACGCTCCACTCCACATCACGTCGCTTCTCGACTTCAATCTCCGCCTTACGGCTCACGGATAAATGAGTCCGCGTAAAAGCTCTCAAACAGCACGTTGCCGCCTCCGGGCCGGTCTGGTCAACGCGGCTTCTACCAGCCAACCCCGCTGAATCCTCGACCAAATCGCACTCCAATGGATACCCGTTTCATCCTGCCATGCCATCAAGCACTGGGTCTTCCCGAATGCAGTAATCATCCGGTTGGTTCGCCGGTTTCTAGCCTGTTCCATCCGCGTCGCCCAACAACAATTCGACGGCTCATAATTCCCAAGATTGTTCTTGCGCTCGATTGTATGCTGCGGGGATGGGCGCTCGCCCATATCGGCCAGGAAATTCTCGAATGAGAGCCATCGCTTACAGACGCGGATGCCGCGCGCTCCATAGCGGAAGTAATCCGGAGATTGCGGATGATGACAGCGGTCCAGAAGCTTACGCCAGACACTATAGATGGGAGTCCTTGTCCGCCCGTGGGTCGTATGGATCTGCTGCGTTATTTCCCGCAATAAACACCCACACGATTGGGTTCTACCACTCTTCAAGTGATCCAGCCGGACGGGCTTCGTCTGTCCACAATCACACTGGCAGATCCAATATTGGCGGTGCCTCGAATCCACGGGTGGGTCCGCGGGCTCGATCACCGTCCATCGTCCGAAATGTTGACCAATAGGGTTGGTTCGACTCATGGGATTAGCGGCATCTCGACATCGGGATAGATCAGCGACATCACGTTACTGAAGTTGATCGAATCGTCGGTGAGCAAGTCTTTCCCTTGCGGCCCTTCCAATTCCGGCCGTGGTTGGCAGTCGATCACGTCGCAACTGTACTTCCATGGCTTTCCTCCCCCAGCGCCGTTTCGTTCGTCCCAATATATGTTCTTCTTGAGTTCGATCTGGACTGCAACATGGTATCCAATGTTCGGGAAGCCTGCGTGCTTGAATTTACCGGAGGGTTTGGCACTATCCCCATCGCCGACCCAGATCTCCTGAGATTTATGCGTGAGCACGAGGTTCTTACCGCTCATGGCGTTCAAGAAATCGATGACATCCTGGTTAGGCCCGCCTCGATCACGCGGCATGATCCGGTTGGAGCGCCCAAAGTGGGCAAACAGGACGTTTTCCCAGAACTGCGAGAATGAGTCGATCCCGATGGTCTTGATCTCTCTCGATTCCAGAAGGCGGTAGGCGGCACGCATGATGTCGGAGATGTGTTTACGGTAATAAGCTTTGGCCTGTTCGGGATTCATCACGGCAATAGCCAGAGGATTGTCCTGTCGGATGAAGTCTTTTTCCGGCATGATCACATCGGTACGGCCCCATTCCTGCATCGTCTTGGCCACAGTGTATCGAGTCTTCCGATCGAGTGGGATGACGCCAATGGGACCGGGAGCGGTGGCTAGAAAGCGGGTCTTGCCACTACCCTGAACTCCGTGTAAAGCCACCACCATCTCAGGGGATTTCTCGATGTGGCTGGTGAACCCTTCAATCGGCTTGAGGATCACGCTTCCCTCTTCTCTTCACTCTTGAGCTTCAGCCACTTCTCGAACGCCCCTTTATATCCCCAGCACCCAGCCGGAGTTTCGTTATACAAATAGGCCACAATTGTAGGTATGATTCTGATGTTGACCATATCCGCCCGTCCCACCGCTTCTTTCAGATCGTTCTCGATACAGGCTTCCAGGAACCCGCCTGTAGGTACGCCGTCATTCACGTAACGTTTGATGGACTCCTCAATATCGCGTGGCAGGGCCATCCCGTAGAAAGTGTAGCTCATCGGATAACCTCCTTGAAGTGTTCACAGGCATCCATAATCCCGCGAAGATACGACTCTAACAGCAACTCGACGATCACCCGGCTGTCGGCCCGCAGCGTGCCCTCTGCCATTAACGGAGCGACACGAGCGAGTATCCACTCCCGCATGGCTTCCAGATTCGCTTCTGTTAAATACCGGCTGAACTCATCTCTTGGGCTACCGGAACGAACATCGCCGTCCATAACCGCTCCCTTTCTTCTTCTTTCAATTCCAGAGTGTACAGTCTATAAATGGGTGTATACGGGTGCCGGTAATCCCCGTTCACGTACAGAGTGTGCAACCTCGCCAACGTTGATCCGGTGATGGCCAGATAGCCACTGATCTGCCACATCCAAAGCGTCTCCCGGAGGATCGGCCGCTTCTCCGGATTCGAGCTTTTGAACGTGAACTTGAACTCGTCAATCACCGGCATCCCGCAGTATTCGGAGATCCCATCCGGACTCCCTGTGATCCCATCCCGCGTGAATTCTCCTGGTTGCCATACCATCTCCGGATACAAACCCGCGGCCCATCTCTCCCAAGCGACTCCTAACGCCATCCGTAAGGGGTAGGACCGTTCCCCGTGGATATCACCAATTTCCTCTTGAAGCTCGGCTTCTTTTTGGAGTCTAGCCGGGTCGCCTGCCGGTAGGGACCCGAACCACAACTTTGCAATAATCTGGGTGAGATGGACTCCGCCGGACCGTTCTCCGATGTAAGCTGCAACCGGCGCTTTCCACACACTCATATCGATGGCCTGAAGATCCACGTCGCACTGTTCGATGAGATTCATGCCCCGCGTGTCGATCCCGGCTGCTTCATGGTGGATGATATCTGAGCAAAATCCTCGAACTCCTGGATCATCGCGTCGATACTTTGGAGTTGAAAATCGTTACAACCGTCTCGAACACATAGATCCCGGTAATATTTCAGCATCGGTAGAGCCAGTTTATCTCTCCCTCTGAACAATATCCTGGGCTCATCATCCGGTATTGGTTGCATGTTCGAGGTTTTGACAATCAATCCAAGACCTGAAATGTGATGCTTCTCATCGATCCGTGGTCGCCATCCGTCCGGCGTCGATACTTGTATCTGCCGCATTCTTTCCTCCATTTCAATTGATCGATGACTCTCCGCCAAACCTCCGATCCACTCTATCCCGGAGTACTCCTAGAGTTATCGCCAGCACCATGAACGCATCGACTCGCGATAACCCCTCTTTAGCGAGAACATCGAAGACTTCCTTACTGATCCTGGCTGTATTCCACGCCTCTTCTTCCGTACTGCGAGAGGTCATCTCCACCCCAGCGGCAATCACCGTGTCGATCGCTTGATTCAACTGATCTCGATCGAACGTCATTCATCTCCCGGTATGGCCATGATCATTTCCTTCTCCCGGAGGAGCTGGAGCTCGATCATCACATCGGCCCAGCCCTGGAAGTTTTCGATACAGCCATCCGGGAAGGATAGCTTCTTTTCGATCTCGGCCCACATCAATAGGGTCCGCCGTTTGATGTCATCCATTTTTAGTCTCGATTCGGAATGTTCGCTCGTGTCTCGCCTTCGTCTCGTTTCGTCACAAAGCGTTCCACTTCGCATCGGATCTCGAATTCGTCTCGCAACAAACCACGGCACTACGCCTCGCCCCACTACGCTTCTCGGATTCGTCTCGCCTCGCAACACGCCACACCACATCGCAGCGAGACACGACGCGACTTCACTCCGCGGGAAAGATCAGTACTCCTAATCCGGCATCGAACCCGATTCCTTTCTCTCCAGTCACACTCGCCAACCACTCATCATTGCGGATGGTCTCATTGACCAAATTCTTTTTGGCCTCGGCATCCAGCTTCGTCCGCCGCATTAAAAAAGTCATGAAACTCGACTGGAAGAGCGCACGCTTGACTTCTCTCCCCTTATTTTGCTTGGCGAGTTCATCCAATCCATCTTTCGCGATCGCGTCATAGTCGGCCGCGACCACGGTTCCGGTTTGAATCTCGCCGTTCGGTGGGATGACCGCCGCCGATCCGCTATTGGGTGATGGAGCCTTCGACCCTGCTCCGGTCCTCGTGGGTATCGGCGTCTTCCCAGCGGGCTTTCCTTTCCTCTCATACCCAAATACGTGAATCTTCTTCACACCTAGTAGTGTCCTCTCCCGTGTGGCATCTCCGCCTTCCGGAGTGAAGCCTGTCTTCAGCCGCTCGACATCGAACTTGGTTCCTTCCAGATATGGCAGATAGCCGGTCTTCAACAATTCATCCTTGAAGCCTTTATCGGCCAGACTATGAGCGAATTTTGCCCAGGCGCAGTTCTCATAAATCTTGATCGGTTGGTGGTTGGGATCGCCAAACACGGTGTTGCCCTCCGCCCCGAGGGCCGCCCCCATATCCTCGGCCTCGCTGTCTTCGGGTTTGGCCAGCTTCCCTGGACGCAAAATATCGAGGGTATTCTTCCTGCCGAACCCTAAATGTTCCAAAGCGGGTTCGTCGTCGATCCTCTCCAACGTGTTGGGATCTAATTTGTACAGCTCTAACCGCACCATACAGGCCGGATCGGTTTGCTCTCCGGTTTGACTGTTCGGCGGAAATTGATACACGATACAACTGGCTTTTCCGATCTCCCAGGTTCCTTCCTGAGCCCCGAATCCTCCTTTAACGGTATCTTTACTCGATAGACTGATCTTTGGCATGAAACTCTCCTTTAGGTTGAATGTTGATGTGTAAAGCGAATCCGGCATGGGTGACCGGCTCATCGGCACCGCACTTGAAACAGATGCCTCTTTCGCGAAGCAGGTTGGGTTCTTGGAAGGTACAACGCTCACCACACTGGGGACAGGTGAATTTGAAGTAGATGACGGCACACTCCGGACCACCGAATCGAGTGACGACATCATCGGCCCGCTTCAGGATTTCTTCGCGCGGCAGGTCGCCTTGACGCGGCTTGAAGTTCATCGGCTTTCTCCTGATATTAGAAGTAAAAACGGATTGCACGTGTAATAATATGAGCCTGGACGACTCCCGTCAAGTCTTTTTGACGAACAATAACCGGTATCCGAAAGGTGAGTGAAGTATAATCGCCGGTCCGGCATCTCCAGATTCCGGCC